CTTCCACTACATTTAGTCCTGGGGCAAGAGAACTAGCAGAAAAACATAATATTAAATTAATTGATGGAAACGATTTATTACAATGAAAAAAAATAATAAATACAACTATGTCCGTGGATCACGGTCCACGGATCATGGCTCACGGACCTACCGGGTCGATGGATTTAACTTGCCTTCGGTCACGACTATTTTATCACGGACCAAGGATCAACAGTATTTAAAAAAATGGAAAGACCGAGTCGGGCATGAAGAAGCGCAAAGAATATTCAACCTGTCTAGTAGGAGGGGGACTGCCATGCATAAGTTTCTGGAGAAACATATCGAAGACTCCGGGTACGAGGATCTTACAGAGATTGGCGTTCAGGCTAGGCCGATGGCGCAAAAGATTATTGACGTAGGACTCTCGTATGTTTCACAATATTATGGAAACGAAGTAACGCTTTATTACCCGGGCCTTTATGCAGGGACCACGGATCTGGTTTGCATGCATAATGATTTAGATACCATCATCGATTTTAAGCAGTCGAATCGCCCCAAGGAGGAGGCATGGGTTGAAGATTACTACCTGCAAATCGCAGCATACGCCATGGCTCATGATTATGTGCATCAATCTAACATTGAACAAGGCATCATAATGGTCTGTACTCCTGACCTATATTACCAAGAATTCAAGTTTTCCGGACTTACTTTAAGGTCGTGGAAACACAAGTTTTTAAAACGATTAGATCAATATTATGAATTGGTAAGAGATTATAAAGAAGAAGCACAGATTAATACAACAGAATTATTAAAAGAATTTGAAAAGAACAAAATTGAGAAATAGGGCCCGCAACTTCCACAGGGTTTAATGGAATCCTGCAACAAGCTGACTCAGCCGCGGTCAACCCTTATACATATAAATGCTGAATCAGCGTCCATGAAAGGAGGTAAAATGAGAGACGCAGGCACAATAAGAGAAAGAATCTTTCAAGCTTTGATTAAGCGCTACACCGCCGATCAGGAGGAAGGATTGGTCAAGATTGATGCACTCTTGAGAGGGGATGTTGTTCCAGGGCACTGTGCCCTGACTGAAGACATCGACAGGTTGCTGGGTAAAGTGGCTAACGCAGCTGAAAAGATGGCAATATTAAGGCGACATTATGGCACAAATTAGGCAAGAAAAAGTGTCGTAGAGGGGTCGCAGAAGGCTTAAAAGTGTCGCAGAACGGACAACTTAGAGTTGTATACAACTTGTGGTTGTGGATCCGCGACACTTTTGAGGGTCTGCGACCCCTCTGCGACCCCTCTGCGACACTTTTTAAATGCTCTATAAGCATTGATTTATATAGCATACTTGTAGTCTGCGACACCTGCGACCCCTAATTCACGTTTTTTTGGAAAAGGGGTTTAGGAAAAAATTTTTAGTATATAAGTGTCGTAGGTGTCGTGACACATTTCTGCCACAATTGAGTCGCCCAAAGGATGTGTTATAAAGAGTAATGCCTAAGAGAAAAAAGTCTAAATATCGTCACGTTGTAATTAATAAGAAGAGGTATTATTTCTATAAAATCTCTTGGATAGACATTACCGGGGACGCTGGGCATGCTACTGCGGAAGAGTTTAATAAATTCGAGTGTTCGAAGATGATTACCTTCGCATATGTTTATAAGAAGACAAAGAAGTTTATTTGGACCTTTAGTAGCTATGATACAAAGGATGAAGTGTTCTCAGATAGAAATGTTATGCCCGTAGGGTGTGTACTGAGACTGGAGAAGAGAGATGCATGATGAAGCTGAGTTCGGGGTTGACGATTTAAGTGAAGATGACTACAACAGATTAAAGAAGGAGGTTAACATGGCTAAAAAGAAAAAAGCTAAGAAGAAAAAAAGAAAACTTAAAAAGAAAAAGAAAAGTAGATAGTGTGGAATCCGGATAAGGTGATAGTTATAACTTTACTACTACTGAGTGCGGGGTTAATTTATTGCCTTGTCTTGAACCTTTATTAGATGCTAGCTTTTTGGTTTTGTTTTGCTTTATTCTTGTTGTTGGTGTGGGCAATTTTTCATTGGGAGTAACATTTAAAATTGGTGCATAATCGTCTAAAATTTGTTTCATTTTCGCTTCTAATTCTTGTTCTGACATGTCTTCTAATTTCCCATGTTTTATTATTTTTCGTTCTATGTATAGTCCTGCTGCCTTTCCTCGATTTGTTTCGGCGTTTACTGCAGAGGAAAAACTCCCTTTCTTTAAAGCGAGTTCCTTTATCCGAGCCAGTTCAGCCACGTGTTCATCATAACTCACAGCGAACTTTTTAAGTCTTTCTTCTTTGAGTTTTCCTACATACTGTACAACTAATGGGCTTAGTCTAGGATTCAAGAGTTCTGATCCTTCTGATCTAGCTCTTTTTTCACTGTAGCCGGCAGCTATAGCTGCTTCACCCTGAGTCATAGGTCCATCAGCTCCACCGAACACTACGAATTCGGCAAATCTCATTTGCATTTCAGTTAATCTCTTAGGAACACCCATATTGACAATTTAAGGTAACATTGATAAAAAGTCAATGTGAAAGAAGGAAAATGTATTATGGGAGAAATGAGAAAAGATAGAGAAAAAATTACAGATACAAGTGTCTTGATTGAGACTTATGAGAAGGAGATATGGAAGTTAAAAGAATTATTATCTCGAGCTTTGCAAGATACTAATACGCTTGAAGGAACGAAGAGAATTGTAATAGATTTGTCTAAAGAGAAGATTATATTAAAGAAACGAGCTGAAGAAGCTGAGGGTGAGCTTAGTATTCTCAAAGGAATTGAAACGAATCGAGTGAAGGAAGCGCAGGCAAGATGCAATCACTTGCAAGACCAGTTGGACAGAACCAAGAAAGATAATAATGATTTGTATAACCGAGTTGCGGAACTGATTGAGATTAGTGAGTCGCATCAAAAACTTAACGGAAAATTACAAGAAAGATTGACAGAGTTAGAGGAAGAGAATAAGAAGATGCACGAACATTTAAATAAACAAGTTGAGAATGCTCGAAAGTCAGGAATGTAATGAGGGTCAGAGACCTACAAGAATTTTTATCTAAATTTACTGAAGCCAAATCAGATGGCAGCCGTCAGGGTAATGCTGTTTCTAATGCAGTCATTATGGTTGAGAAGGATGGACGTCTTTCGGAAATTAGACGCATGGAAGTTCAGGAACATTCTGTCCCAATCATAGGACATTATGATAAAACTGCTCATCGATTAGTTTTAAAAACTGTAAAAGAATCTCCCCTTATCCTTCCCACGAAGCTTAGAGATGATTACTAATGTTCCTTTAAAAATCAAATGGCTCCTGAACGTAAATTATATCAAGATCTTAAAAAAAATACCAAAGGAATCATCTGGAATCGTATTGAAAACCTTAGCTTACTTGGTATGCCTGATGTGTTGGGCTACACTAGTTCTGGGAAGTTTTTCACTGTTGAATTAAAAGTCGCAAAGGGAAACAAAGTCAAATTTTCACCACACCAAATTGCCTTTCATAAGTCACATCCAAAGAATACATTTATCCTAGCCCGGACCCTTGGTCCGTGCTCCCTGAAACTTATTCCAGGATCCGAGATCCATGATCTATGGTCCAAGGGCCATGGCTCATGCTTGACGCTTGCAACTTCCTGGACCGGGGTCCAAGAAACTTTCGATAATATTTTTTAAGTGCTTGAGGCTTGACGCTTGGAGCTTGTGGCTTGGCGCTTGCGGCTTGTAGCTTGGCGCTTGGAGCTTGCACCTTTTAGTCGGTAGCCGTTCTTCACGGCCCATTGCTCATGGTGTGGGTATATTTTGGGTTTAGTGTTTTGCATAAACTACGTTTTGAATGTCTCTAGACCAGCATGCACGGCAGCTCTTACACTTACCGCCTTGATCAGGCGCAGGGCAGGTCTTCATCTCAGTCGATACCGTCGACGTCCACGGCCACCAGCGTGGAGCCCGGCCGTTAACCTTCGTTGCGGAGATTCTTATAATTAAATTCTTTGGAATAGCGTCCGGGTTGATTAGCTCCATGAGCCCTGATTCACGGGTCGGGAGCCAGTGTTGTGTATCCGGCGTCGCTCTGGCAACTTTCATGATATTTGCTAAATGCGTCACAGATTGCAGGTCCCCTGAGTCGTGCCAGCGGAAGTACTTGTGGCCGGTGATAAGCGCAGTCATAGCCTGGACCCAGAGCGGGTTGGTTATAGCTGCCAGCCTCCGGGCCATTGCGCGCTTGGTAGTTTTAAATCGATATCGTCCTTTTAAGGCATAGCATCCATGGCACGTGGTCCCTGGTACACGGGCCATGATCGAGCCTGTCTTGCATTCTGTTGCGGGTAAATTGATTGAATAGCAGGGCATTTTGCCGGGTGTGCTCAGGCCTCCCACTATCTGGCTTGCTTCTTTCTTTAACATTTTTTTATTCTACTTTCTAATTATGGCGAGCTTGTGGCTTGCCGCTTGAAGCTTGTATTTTTAATTTTGTTGATTCTAAGAGCGCGCAGCTGCGAGCTG